TTGTCATTCCAATACCCGCCGACACGTTCAAAAACATTATAGCCTAAAATTCCGCTAATCTTTTGAATATCTTGTCTTGAATAGAATCTGTCAAGCCCAACCATGCGAACGCAAAAAGGTCGGGAAGTTGGTAATAATTCCGCCCCCTCATTCGGTCTTACTTCATACGAATATCGAACCATAAACTGAGGGAATACATTCTTTGTCTTTACAAGTGGAGGTACTTTAGCTTGTCCGCCTGCCGTTTGTGTTTCCTCTTTAAATGCTTGTGCAAGTTCAAAGGCTTCATCATCTGAATCAAATGTTGCTTCCTTGCTCCTTACAACCTCAAATTCGGATCTGCTTTCTCCGTGAATCTCAAAGTAAGAAAATAGTTCATTGTCATCATCCTTGCTGAATTGTTGCTTTGCCGGTTCGTCACCAAGTAATCCGTTGACTTCTTCATCTGTAAATCCTAATCCTGTTTTTAATAGGATAGTAGCTTGTTGCCTTGTCAATTGCTCTTTACCGTATTGCCTGATTATTCTTGCAAGTTGTTGATGTTGTTTAGCGGATAGGTTCTTTACGTTTTCATTGACTGACATTCCTTCCTGCTGAACCGATACCTGACTTGATGGGTATTTTGCGGGGTCTATGCCTAATTTTTCAAGAATCCATTCCTTTGGCGCAACTTGTAAAATAGCAGCTTCAGAGAATTCAAACTCAGAAGGGTCAACATCTTGTAGTTTATATTCTGCTGTAATACCATTTATCCTTGCAAAATAATTAACTACATCCTCATAGTTCCTTTGCTTGCCATCAACATAAGTATTCTTAAAAATTCCGTAAGCAGTTTTTAATTCGCTTGCACTTCCTAATTTACCCTCTTGCTGAATACCAAAAAGCAATGGATGCGTAATTTGAGCACCTGAAAATATATTGCTTGTGATTAGGTTATCGACTTGACTAAAATCCTCTTTAGTTAAATCGGAAGCCCCTAAATCGTCAATTGTTGGTCTACGTGCCGGGTCACTATTAAAACCAATAAGTATCTTTTTGCCCTCTGCTCCTGTTGCTTGAATCTCGAATCTACGGGTAATATCTCTTTTGTTTTCCTCAGTCGGTTCACCGTTGTAAAAGTTGATGAACTTTGAAGCCGAAAAACCTGTTTGAGCATTTGTTAAAGTATGCTTTGATACTTCAATGTCGGCTTCAATATAATTAAATGAAGCAATATATCCCGGCAAAGGGTATGTTTTTATTCCCGGTCTATATTCTTTATAAGCAAATATAGATGGCTCTTTTATTCCTTGCTTGAAAGCAGGGTATCCTTTTGATTCAATTGCTCTATCAAACCAATCCTTTTTGTAAAAGAATCTAGTATTGTTTTCATCTGATCGGATAGTATTAAAGTCGATATGATAAGCTGTGTAACCTCCGCCTCTATTTGGTATAACCTCCCAATAAAACCCGCCAAATATCTCAATGTCTTTAATCGTTTGGTCGTCAATCTTTGACATTTGCTTAAGGAACGAATCAGCTTTCTTATCTCCCTCTGCATTATGCTTAAGTCCTTTGCCCTTAATGTAATTTACCTTGCCATTAATGATTGCGTTATGCTTTGCAGACTTGTTGTAAAGCATTAACGTATGTGAAGGGAATTTATCATCCACGCCAAAACGAATATAGTCAGTACCCTTAATTTCTTTAAATTCAGGGATTCTATTATCACTAAATGAAAGCGATACTATTCTATCCGTTATATCCTTTGTAGCTTGTTTCTGGCTCATATCCATCAAATGTAAATACTGTTGAAGGTTTCAATGTCAACTTTCCAACCTCAACTTCTAAACCTCCGCTTTTCTGGGTAATACTATACTGCCATTGCCCGACTGTTTTATTGAAAAATTTTACTGAAGTATTGATTTCAAATTCATTAAACCTGTCAGGATAGGCACTTAAATCAGTTCCTAAATCAAAGGAAACTTCTTCTTTTGTAACTACATGGGTTACAGTAAATGTATAGGTCGGGTTTGATTGAGTTTTTTTCTCATTCAAAGTCACTACTATTCTATCAGCCGTTTGCCCTTGTGTTAGTATAAGCATATACATATAGTGTATAATTACCCATATTTTTTTCTTATAACAAAAAAGCCTTACATTTCTGCAAGGCCTTCCCCCATAAACACCAAAAGTATATCAAAGGAATATTAATTTTTTCATTGTTTTATTGATTAGGTTTCTGCTGTTGTTAAAGTAAGCAATGTAGCTGCATCTACCTGCTGGCAGAATGTTTTTTCATCGCTTTCAAATGTCAATTCGTAACCGTTACGATCTCCAAGTAAACGACCTGTCTTTGCAGTTGTTGGAGCAAGCATCATGCCGTTACCCTCGCCAAATAGCCACCCAATGCCGTTGTTATCTACAACAACAATGTATAGTCTATTTTGAGCAAGTAAAAGCAATTCATTTCTAACAGCTACGGTCATTTTGTTTATTGGGAACTTCACAGTCTGTTTAACCATAAATGTCCCGTTCTCCCTTGATGGAGTAGCTTCCTGATCTGCTTCGGCAGTATGGGCAATCAAATTGTATTTGAAAAATACTTTTGTGCCTGTTTTGTCGATTGCAGTAATTACTCCGGCTGAAGCTGTTATTGCAGTTACGCTTGATGTTTCGGTTATGTAGATTTCTTTTACACCTCCGTAACTATCTCGGCAATCTAAGTTATATCCTTGTGTTAATACGCAAGCCATGTTATAATTATTAAAGGTTAAGGGAGGTATTACCCTCCCCTTAAAATTATCCTACGTAAAGAACGTTAAACGCTTGATTCACTACATGGGTGAACTGAGTGAATACGTGTTTCACAAACATATCATCCCGGTTGTTTGCAATTTTGTTGATCTCCATGTAATTGATGTCTGATACTAAGTCAGTACACCAGACCAAGTGAGAAGGTTTAGCGGCAACAATTACATTCTCTGATAGTGGAACAAATTTGATTTCAATTCCATTATAGAAATATTTGTCTGCTGCAATATCTACTGCGAACAAATCTCTGTAAGTTGCACTAACATTGTATATGTTAATGATCTGCTTGTGAGAATGCGGAGCATAGATGAAAGGCTTTTCACCGCTTGCCAAAACAACTGCCGGGATAGCTGCATATACTTTGGCATATTCAGCAGCAATTGTTGAACTTGAAATGGTTGTACCTGCTACTTTAATACGAGTGCCCAAAGCCCCGTTGTTATAAATCATACGACCAATAACACCGTCAACCAAAGCAGGTGTTTGAGCAGCAGCCCAAGTTTGCTCCGCTACGCCTACTGCTGTCTGTCCACTACCCGGTGAAAGTCCTGCAATTGCAGTTTGTGTTGCTGCTGTTAATCCTGACCAAAATTTCAGTTCTGTATCGTAAGAAACATTCTTACCATAGGCTGCTAAAACGGTTCTTTCAAATTCGCTTGAAGCTGTGTTCCATGCTCCTGGCTTCATGTCACGATTGAAACGTGAAGAGCGTAAAGCGTTCGGATCAAATTCCTGATAGAACATTAATTTGGTCGGAGTGATTAAAGTGTCAGTCAAACCAAGCGTTCCACTTGATGAAGGTGCGCCAGAGGTGTAAGCCTGCATCGCTACCGTGTTATCATTCTCAGTAAAGATTGTATTTGCCTTTACATCGGTTTCAAACGCCACTAAATTTTCAGCTACGGTTTTGTTTTCAAAGAGTAATTCCTCAATGATAGGCTCGTATGCTTTGCCTCTGATGTCTACAATTGTTGCACTTATTGCCATGTTAGTTTATTTTTTTAGGTTCTTTTTTCTGTTCTTTAATTTCTTCAATCTTATCAGGATAGCATGACTTTAAGTGTTCAAGTATTGCCTGAGATAGATTGCTGTTTTCGTCAAATGTTTTTGCGTTTGCTCCGTAGTGTTGAATTTTAACGCCTGCTTTAATTTTTAACGCCATCACTTAATTTGCTTGTGCTTTTTGGATTCTGAACTTTTCAAGCGGACTTAACTTATCAAAATCAATCGGTTTTTGTGCCGGGGCTTCAATTGGTTGCTCTGCCAAAAATTCAACCAATTTTACAAGTTCCTGATTTGCTTTTTCCTGAGTGTCCGCTTTTACAGATACTTTATTAAAAGCAGCTTTGTGAGTTTCAAAGTTTTCTTTTAATGCTTCAAACTCTGCTTTTAATTGAGCGACCTGGGTTTGCATTTCAGTTGGCTCAATAGGCTCTTCCATCTTAGGTTCGACCATTGCAATCATGCCGTCCTTGATTTCGATTTTAGTACCATCTTCAAGATAATGCTCCCCATCCGGCACAACATCTTCACCAATCTTAACTACTCCGCCAACTTCCAACTTGTCAATCATGACCATAGTGCCATCGGCTAATTTGTATTCACTTCCGAAAACGGTAGGCAATGGTGCAGGGGCTGGCGATTCTTCGCCAAAGATTAGTTTTTTAATATTTTCAATTGCTTCTTTTGCATTCATAACTTTATGCTGTTTAAAATATAGTGTAATTGATATTTAATTTATTTCGTTTAGAATAGACTTAATTTTTTCAAAGGCTTCCTCTTCAGTCATTTTTGACTTCTTATACTTGAATAACCCCTCGACTGAAAAGCCTTTAACATCGCCTGATTTAACCTTACCCCAGACCTCGTCATTCATAACCTTTGCAGATAAAAACCATGTTCCTTCAGGTGAATCTTCAAAGCCTTTCATTGGTAAAATACCCCGCTCAGAATCAGTTATGAAACTTTCAAACACAAAAACTCCCTCAGTTTTTAAATCAGGATTGTGCATGATATTAAAATTCTGATTGAAACCTTTCAGGAAAAACTTTTGTGCGATTTGTTCAATGGTTTCTTTGCTGAAATATACCTTATGATCGGGCATATCTTTATCAGCTTTCCTAAACATAGCAGTATCAGGAATCATTGCAGCACCTGAAATTATCCTGCGTTCTGAATCGATTGAAAATTCATGCCTATGCTCATTGAAAGCCAAAAAGTTTTTTTCTATTGCAGGCTGATTAACCAAAGCAACATAATTAACCTCTAAGGCTGAATCCTCTTCGTCTGAGATTTGAAGTTCAAATAATGGATAGTCCATACAAATATGTGTAAAATGATTAATATTTTTTTCGTTTAGCCCAATCTTGCAGCCCTTGCAATACGTGCTT